ATTCTCCAGGAGAACGAAGCGTAGAGATCCATGTTATTGGTGCTTCTTACGTAATGAAGAACACCTCTCAAACTATTTATACAAATGTAACGGCTGATCAAGTACTGAGAAAGATTGCTCGTAAGTACGAATTCTCTTATTTTGCCGAACCTCATGAGCGTGTGTTTCCTCAAATAGCTCAAGCCGGAAGAACTGATTGGCAACTACTTGTCTGGTTAGCTAAAAAGGTGGGCTATACCCTTAGGGCGGAAAACACTTCTTTATACTTTTATCCACTTTCTAAAGACTATTCTGAGAATAGAAGTTCTGCAAAAAGCTTTACTCTTAACTCAGTTGAAAGACTAGGTGGTACTAACACCTATAGCTTTAAACCTGTAGTGGGCGAACACCTGTATTTTGACAATGAGGAGGATGACGTAAAGTCAGCTTTAGCCTACTCTGGTGTAGATAGGTTTGCACAAATTGAACTTCAATATACAAAACAAAAAGCTAAAACTAGTACAAGAAAGAATAAGACTCCAGAACAGTTTGATAGATTTGCGGTAAACACAGTAGTTCCTGACTCAGAGGTTGCTAAGTGGGAGTCTGAGGCTGCTGAAGAACGTCAACGTTTTGGGTATAGAGGTCATGCAGAGGTACTAGGCGACCCAACTATACGCCCAGATTTACCAATATACTTAAAAGGTGTTGGTTCGGAATACAGTGGGTACTGGGTAGTTATAAGTGTTGAACATAAGATTGAAAGAGTATCTTTAAACGACTTTACTTATATAAGCAATCTATATTTAGGAATTGATTCATTAGGTAAACCTAATAGTTGGGGTGCGGAACCAAGCATTACTGCACCAAATAAACAGCAAATAAGAGTTATAAAACCAAATGTTAGAAACACACAAAAGAAGGATAAGTCTAAGTTAAAAGTAAAAGGATTTTATAATAAAAAGAAGTCCACTGGCTCTTTAGTTAAGTTAGCTAACAAAAAGGTGTCAGAGTCTCCTAAATGGTCTAGTTCTATTAAAGATTTAAAAACACCAACCCCAACTGGTAAATACAAGCCACCAGTTGTAGTAAACAGATTGTTATCACGATGATAGACGCAGACCGTAGATATTACGGATTATACGAAGGTTTAGTTGTTGACTCAGCTGACCCCGAAGAGCAAGGTCGTCTGCGGATTAAGGTACCTCAACTATTTGGCAACAATGTAACTGATTGGGTTAGGGTTTCTAGTGGAAGCATTGGGCAATATAAAATGCCTTATGGAACTTTTTACACAACAGGAGACCAGGCTATTGGAGTTAACACCCCTACTGTGATTAATACTAGTTGGGTTGAAGGAGACGCAAGTAAAACCTATTTAGACGGAGCTAAGATATATGTAGAAGAAACTGGAGACTACTTTGTTCAGTTCTCTTCAATGCTTACCAAAACAAACTCTAGCTCCGGTACATGTAATATATGGTTTAGGAAGAATGGTGTAAACATTGCAGATAGCAATACTAAGATTACATTAGCTGGTCAGAGCGCTGAAATAACAATGACAGTAGGATTGATCTTAGACCTAGATGCTGGGGACTATATAGAGTTTGTTGCCTCTGCAAGCAGCACTAACACCTTTATAAGCTCCGATAATGCGGGGGTTGGGCCGGCAACTCCAGGAATTATTGCTACTATAAACTTAGTAGGAAAATGGAAACCACAACCAGGGACCATAGTTTGGGTAATGTTTATAGCCGGAGACCCTAACTTTCCAGTATGGATAGGAGCTGAATAATGGCGCAACGTTGCATCGCCCTTCCTTTTAAGTTTACCGCTGGGGGAGAGGTTGGATACACAACCGATTACAAAAAGATTAATCAAGATAGAGTAATTGGGGTTCTTATGACTCTTTATAGTGAGAGAGTAATGACTCCTACATTTGGAACAGCTGTTAGAAAAGCAGTATTTGAAACTGAATCTGAGGCTGAATCCCTACTATCTACTGAAATTAGAGCAGGTTTTAGTAACTGGTTATCGGATTTAAAACTTAATAAAATAGAGGTTTCAAAGCCTGAAACTGATATAATAAACGTTACTGTTAATTACTCTTTGCCGACAGGTGAGGATGACGTGGTAAACGTTAAATACGGATTGTTCTCTAGAAGTGGAGACGTAATTTTGGAGGATTCAAGTGGCAGACTCTAACTATATTCCTCAAGTAAGTTATACATCTAGAGATTACACCTCTATTAGACAAGACCTACTTGACTTAATCCCGCTTTATGCCCCAGAGTGGACATCCAGAAACCCAGCAGACTTTGGCATTGTTTTATTAGAGCTATTTTCTTATGTAGGAGACCTACTTAACTACAATATTGATAGGTCTACTAATGAGTCATTTATTACTACAGCAAGCCAAAGAGATAGCGTACTACAAATAGCTTCTTTATTAGGATACGTGCCAACACAAAAAACAGCAGCCTCTGTTTCTTTAACTTTTCAAAACAGCACTTCTAGCGCTATAACTGTTCCAGCGTTAACTCAAATAGCTACTACAGCTACTGTAAATGGTGAAACTACACAAATCGTTTTTGAAACTGACGAGGCAGTAAGCGTCCCAGCTAAAGTTGGAACTATAAACGGAAGCGCATCTGTTCTTGCTACTCAAGGAGAAAGCATATTTGACGAGCTACTTGGAACTTCAGACGGAACCTCTGGTCAAACCTTTGAACTTGCCGAAGACTCAGTTATTGAGAGCAGCATTACTGTAACGGTAAATGGAATTACTTATAATCAAGTTCCGTTTTTAATTGACTATGTAGCCAGCGATCCTGTATTTATTGTAAGTACAAACGCAGATGGGGCTACCTCAATTATCTTTGGAGACAACGTTAGCGGACGTATACCTCCATCTGGATCAGAGATTTATGCATCTTATCGAGTAGGTGGTGGCGATATTGGAAACGTTGCAATCAACACTCTTACATACTTAGCGACTAACGTAGTTGCTGGTTTAACTGTAAACAACCAAACCGCTGCGGCTGGTGGCGCTGATGAGGAGTCAACTGACTCAATTAGAGTTAATGCCCCTGCTAGCTTAAAGGCTTTAAATAGAGCAGTTTCTTTATTAGATTATGCAAGCTTAGCCTTGCAAGTTACGGGTGTTTCAAAAGCAGTAGCTAAAGCAAATGTATATTCTAGTATAACTTTATATATTGCTTTATTTGGTGATCGAGGCATCGATGGTTCCTCAAATCCAACAACTATCTTTAATACAGTTGCTACTAGAGTTCAAGAATACTTTACAGACAAGTGCCCGCCCAACACTACTATAACTGTGCAACCACCAACATATGCGGAGATTGACATTACTGTTGATATTACTGTGTCTCCAGAGTACAGAACTTCTTCTGTAAAGAGTCAAGTAGAAAACGCTTTAAACGTTCTTTTAGACATTGATAACGTTATTTTTGGAGACGTTATTAGACTAAACGACGTCTTACAAACTATATCTAGCATTAATGGTGTATTACAAATTACCCCTGTTTTGGTGTCAAAGCAGTCTGCTGTTAAGACAGCATCTATAACAAATAAAGCTTTAACTACAGGAGTCGCCACACTAACCACTAGCACGACACATGGGTTCTTAGTTGGAGACACTATAAGTGTTGCCGATGTTGACACTACATTTAATGGTCGATACGTGGTTACGGCAGTTGGCTCAACCACAATCTCATATAATTTAACAGCTTCAGACGTACCATCAACAGCAGTCTCTCCTTCAGGAACAGCAACTGGCGTGGTTATATCAGATGTAACCTGTGAGTTTAATGAGTTACCTGAAGCGGGAGTTATTACAGTCAATGCCTCAGGCGGAATAGCAGGTTAATCATGGCAGCAAGTTATCCAGGTTCGATTAAAGTCTTTACGTCTAAGACTAACGTTACAGACGTAATTGACGCTTCACACCCTAATACACTTCAAGAAGAGGTACTGGCTATTGAGTCAGTTTTGGGCGTTAACCCAAACGTATCTACTACCCCATCTTCAGTTGGCTCTTTTCAAGCTAACTCTCAAACATTTGCTACTGTTAACGCAAGATTAGCTAATATTGAAATAGGCGTTGTAGCAGACTCTCATTCACAATACTTAAGAAAAGCAGCAGACTCTCAAAACACTATTACGCCAACAGCCAATGGAAACATAGGTTTAATTGTAAAAGCAAAAGTTGGCCAAACAGCTAACTTACAAGAGTGGCGTCCAAGTGGGTCCAACACTCCAACTACTTACATTGACCCTAATGGTGCTCTTGTGTCTCCAATTTCTCAAGACGTAGATAACGCCAGCGCCCTATTAGCATTCGAGTAAACTAATGTCCCGTTACGGTATTAACTACTACGGTTCAGCGTTTTATGGTCAACCAGCTTTA